AGACCGAAGCTGAAAAGTTTGCTGAAGAGTATGGAAAGCAATCCGGAGAAAGCGCAAAAGCGTCTGCAACTATCGTAAACAGTTATCTTGAAGGTTAAACAGGAGGTAGAGAAAAATGAAATTTAAGTCTACAGCAATCAACATGCAGCCGGAGATTTTGAAGAGAAAGCTCGGCGGCGAATTATTTAGCGAAATTGCACTGGATTTCTCCGGTGTAGCAAGTGGAGTAGTTAAGGCAGGCAGCCCAATTTCCGCAGCAGGCGTAGTTGCAAATACAGGCGAAGCTGTTGGTATCCTTTATACCGATGTGTATGAAGATAATCCAAACGGCACACTTGTTAAGGCTTTCGCTTGCGTAAATGAAGCTAACTGCAACGCTAACAGTGGTTTAACACTGGCAGCAGAAGCAAAAACAGCACTTCCATTGATTGTTTTTGAATAAGAGGAGGTAAGGAAGTATGAACATTAGAGACATTTTTAGTGCGGCAGCTATTGCAATCCGCCATTTGACAACCGCCAGCAATAAGCAGGCTTATCTCGGTTCCGGTTTATTCCCGGCAAAGAAGAAGATGGGCCTTGACCTTAAGTGGATTAAGACATCCAAGGGACTTCCGGTTTCCCTGATGCCATCCAATTTCGACGCAAAGTCCACCCTTAGAAGCCGTTCTGGTTTCAAGATGGATGAGACCGAAATGGCATTTTTCCGTGAATCCTTCAACGTGAAGGAAGCCGATGAGCAGGAAATCCTTCGCTTACAGGATTCCAAGGATCCATATGCAAAAGAAGTAATCGACAGAATTTATGACGATGCAGACGCATTGGTATCTGGCGCAGAAGTGGTACCTGAAAGAATGATTATGCAGTTGCTGGCAGCAACAGACGGTACACCAAAGATTAAGATTCAGGCGAACGGCGCGAACTACGCTTACAACTATGACCCACAGGGTACATATAAGGCGAACAATTTCATGGAATTAACTGATGCCACCGATATGTGGTCCGATATTGAAAACTCCGACCCGCTTAGCGACGTTGAAGTAGGTCAGGGTGCAGTAGAAGACCTTACCGGCGAAACTCCATCCATCATGATCATCTCCAAGAAGACCATGAACTACTTAAAGAAGAACAAGAACATCAAGAGTGCAATCCTCGCTAAGAGCGAAACACCGGTTGTTTTTGTTACTGACAAGAAGGTAAAGGCGTTATTCAGCGAAGAGCTGGGAATCAGCATTATCGTTTACAACAAGAAGTTCAAGGATGAGACTGGTACCGCAACTCAGTTCTTCCCAGACGGCCATGCTACACTGATTCCGAACGGTGCGCTCGGTAACACATGGTATGGTTGCACTCCGGAAGAAAGAACCGGTATGGCATCCAAGACCGCCGATGTTAAGTTAATTGGAGAAACCGGTATTACCGTTATGGTAACATCCGAACATGACCCAGAACAGACCAAGGTAACCGTATCTGAAATCGTTCTCCCATCCTTCGAAAGAATGGACGAGACATATCAGATTAAGTGCTATTAGTTTAGCGGAAAGGGGTATACGCCATGAAATACGCTTATGCAGTGAAATATAAAGGCAATTACTACCCTGCCGGTACAGAGGTACCGGTAGAGGTAGTTGAAGAATCCAAGGAAGAATCCCAGGGAGAAACCACCGCTCCAACAGGAACTGATAATACAAACGGCGAAGGTCAGGGCAATGAAGAGCAGGGCGACAAAGAACCGGAAGATGGCAAAGGTACTGGCAATGAATACACCAAAACGGATATCAACAGAATGCCGGTTGATGAGTTAAAGGTACTTGCTGCCAAGCTCGGCATTGAGAATGCCGAAGAGAGTACGGGTGCAGCTCTTAAGGAAGAAATCATTAAAATCTTAGGCTTATAAGAAAGAGGTGGCAAGGGTGGAAGATTTTAAAAGTACAGTAATTCAATGTATCAAAGATGGATATGGAAATTTGACCGTGAATGATTTATCTGCCGCCCTTGCTATTGAGAAGTATTGCGATAAACGGAATTTCCCTCCGCATTGGACGGAAGCCCAGATGCTTGCTGATATGAAAAAAAGCAAAAACAAAATCGCAATGGCGGCCATTGAAATCGATTCAAAAATCGGAGCAGAAAACCAAAAGGGCCACAGCGAGAATGGTATAAATCGTACATATTTCGATAGTATTTCGGCATATGAAGATGTTATTCCGTTTGTGGGCGTATAGAAAGCAGGTGTGCAATGCGTTGTTTAAAGAAAAACATGCAAAAGCTGTATTATGCCACTTACGCCGGAGAAGTTGTGGTTTACAAAAAAGATGAATCCGGAGAAGTTATCTATGTGGACGACGGTACCGGCAATAAGGCTCCAATCGAAGCAGGAACGAAGCCGGGTTATAGTGAGCCAATTTTGCTGAATGCAAATATTTCAGTATCCGGCGGCGAATCAGAAATGGCAGAATACGGATTCGAGAATGGCGATTACGAGGCGGTTTTGGTCACAACGGACAAATCCTTGCCTATATGTGAAACAAGCCGAATTTGGCACGATACGGAGCCGCAGACCGACGAGAACGGACATGCGCTCGGGGATAGTGCAGATTATTCGGTTTTAGCAGTAAAGCCAAGTTTGAATTCTGTAAAATATCTACTCAAGAGACTACCGAAGGGAAGTGTCGGTAATGCTGGTTAAATTCGGATTATCTGTGCGCGAGGTAAGAGGCGCAATCACAGAGTTGCGTCGATTGCAAGCAGAGCTGAATCGCAAATGCGAGATATTCGCCCGGAGGCTTGCCGAAGAAGGTGTTATACTTGCGCAAATCAAGATAATGCAATATCCGGCCATTTATACGGGAGAACTTCTTGAAAGCATAAATGCGGAACCTGGTTCGCTTCTCACGAATGGTTCGCAATGGGTTATATATACAGGTTGTGAATGGGCCCCTTATGTGGAATTCGGTACCGGCATTGTCGGTTCAGAGAATCCACATCCGGAAGCTGGTTTAACAAACTGGAAATACGACATCAATGCGCACGGAGAAGCGGGGTGGCATTATTTTAAAGACGGAGAATGGCATTGGACAAAGGGCATGCCAAGCAGACCGTTTATGTACGAAACAGGAAAAGATTTAAGGGCGTTGATACCTAAGATTGCAAGAGAGGTGTTTGGAGATGGCAGGATTTGACTGGGACGCAACATATACCGTTTTGAAAAAGGCAATATCGAAAGATGCTTCGTGCACAGTCGGCAGATATGTTGTACCTAAAGAAGCGGAGCTGCCCTATGTCGATATAGCCTTAGAAGATAATTCCGGAGGAAACTACGATTTATCTGGGAACGAGGGTTCACAAACACCGTTGATTAAAATTACAACTTATGCAACCGGCGACCTTGCGGGTAGCACATGTAATGAAATAAGCAACAAGGCAAAGAAAATCATGTTATCGTACGGATTTGCTTGCAAGAGCGGTCCTGTACCGGTAACGAACGTGGAAGATACAAGAATCACGCGCTGGATTGCTCGGTACCAGAGAGCATTCGGCGCAGGAGATACATTGATAAAATTACACTAAAGAATAATATGCAAATCAAAGGAAAGAGCCGCAAGGCTCTATTTTTTATGGAGGTGTTAATATGGATTTAACTACTATTGGCGTAAAAGTTGGTTATGCGGTTGAAACCACTAAAGGCACAAAACCAACAGCATTTACGTGGTTAAAGAGATGTAAGGCAGTAGGCGGCATCAATCTTGAGCAGGACAGAATTGATGTAACCGCACTGGAAGATAAGATTAAGCAGTACGCAGAAGGTGTTGCAGACACCGGTGGCAGCTGGCCATTAACATTCGGTATGAATGATGATGTTATTACCGCATTAGAGACTTTCAAAACTGCAAGCGCAGCTGGAAAGACAAACAATCTCGCAACCTGGATTAACGTTTGGTTCCCGGGGCTTGAAAAGTCATTTTTCGTAAAGGCGACACCGCCGGCATTGCTTCCGATGCCTGAAATCGGACAGGGTTCTCCTGCAGAGCTTAAAATTAACTGCGTAATCAATGAATACGTAGGTCTCGCCGATGCGATTGAGCCAACTGCAGCAAGTGCTTAGTAAATAATTAGAAATGGCAAGGGGCGGCTTTCGGGCTGCCCCCTTTCCAAAAAAAGCAATAGGAAAGGGTAAGGAAACATGAAAACTATTAAAGTGAACGAAAAAGAATATGTTTTGGAGTTTTCGTTTGAAGCTGCAGAACGTAAAGAAGTGGTTCAGGATATGTTTAATATTCTGTCCGGCACCTATATCATTAAAAACGCAAGCAAAGGCAAATCCGCCGGAGCGGCAATGTTTAATGGCGTGACGGAAATGGTTGCCGACATCCCGAGAATTGCCAGAGAGTCATTTTTTGCGGGCCTTTTGGAAAATCATAACCTATCTTCAGCAGAAGCAAAAGAAGTAATGAAGTCATATATGAAAGAAAATAATCTGACATATAACGACCTTTTTGAAGAAATGAAAATCTGCATGGAAGATGATGGTTTTTTCGACCTGGCCGGAATCACAAAGATGATTCAGACAATGAATCAGACCATCGAGAACGTGAAACCGGGGAAGGACAGCAAGAAGAAAGAAAATTAGTCAATTTTCGCAAATTGATTCAAGAAGAATATTTACCAAATGCACTTGCCGTAGATGTTCCGTATGATTTGTTTTGGCATTTGAACCCTAAGAAGTTAGAATGCTTCAAATCAGCGCATGCAATAAAAAAGCGCATGAAGGACGAAGAAATGTACTTAATGGGAATATACGTGACAAGGGCTGTGGGCGTAGCGGTAGAACATTGTCTGTGCGGCGATAAGGCAATTTCTGAATATTTCAAAGCCCCGATTTTAGGCAAGAAGGACGAAAGCACAGAGGAGCTCACAGAAGAGCGGAAATTGGAATTTCAGAAACAGCTGCTTATGCAACTGCAGATTATGGAAAGCAATTTCAATGCAACGCAAAATAAAAAGAAATAGTGAAATAAATAGCGGCACTGTCATTGTGGGCGGTGCCGCTATTTTTGAATTCGGAAACAATGCAAGAAAACTTGCTTAATTATATTTACGATAGGTGGTGTGTCTATGGGAACCGATATTGACCGTTTGGAAATACAGGTCGAAGCTGAAGCTAGGAAAGCGAACCAGCAACTCGAAAACTTAATCAAAAAGTTAGATAGAGTAGCCACCTCTCTTTCGAGCATTAACGGTAGTGGAATTGGCGGCATGGCAAATGGATTACAGAAATTTGTTAATGCTGCAGGTGGATTATCCAACGTAAGAACCGCCGATTTCACTCGGCTTACAAAGAATATTGAGAGATTAACCACTCTTAATACGCAACGCATATACGGCACTGCATCAGCATTATCTACAATAAGCCGCGCTCTTAATGGGATGTCGGTAGCTTCAAACGGAAGCCACG